TAGATTATAACATAGATATTCTACAAAAAAAATTATTAGATGTTGATAAACAATGTTTAATTAAAAATGCAAATTGTATAAACTTGATTTTTCAAAAACACAATATAAACACAAATTTAGTATTCCCATCTAATAAAAAAAATGAATTAAAAAAATTTATTAAACATTCATTGGAATTGATATGTGATAATCAAATAATACAAGTTGAACTGTTTAACTCAATTGTCGATTATCAATTGTTAATAAAAGATATTGACGAAATAGAAAACTTGTATGATTCTATTCAACAAAATATATCTAATATGAAAATAGTGTTAGATGATGCTGTTTATGGTCATGAAAAAGCTAAACAACAATTATTTAGAATAATAGGTCAATGGATTAACGGTGAACAAGATGGATACTGTTTTGGATTTGAAGGACCTCCTGGAGTTGGAAAAACTTCTTTAGCTAAAAAAGGATTATCTCATTGTTTAAAAGATGAATTTGGTGTAAGCAGACCATTTGCAATGATACAAATAGGAGGAGATAGCAATGGTAGTTCGTTACATGGTCATAATTATACTTATGTTGGATCTACATGGGGGTCTATTGCTCAAATTTTAATGGATAAAAAATGCATGAATCCTATTATTTTTATTGACGAAATTGATAAAATAAGTAAAACAGAAAATGGCAAAGAAATTATTGGAATATTAACTCATTTGTTAGATCCTAGTCAGAATGATTGTTTTCAAGATAAATATTTTACTGGTATAGATTTAGATTTATCTAAAGCATTATTTATTTTATCTTATAATGATGTAGATGCAATAGATAGAGTTTTATTAGATCGTATTCATAGAATAAAATTTAAAAATTTATCATTAGATGAAAAGATAACTATATGTAAAAATCATTTATTGCCTGAAATTTATAAAAAAATGGGATTAGAAGATATGATTATTATGAAAGAAGATGTTTTAAAAAATATAATTGAACAATATACTTCAGAACCAGGAGTAAGAAAATTAAAAGAAATATTATTTGAAATTGTTGGAGAAATAAATTTAGATATATTAAATTTTAATAAAGAATATAGTTTACCAATTAATATTTCTGAATCAGATATAAAAACTAAATATTTTAAAGATAAAATTCAAACAAATCCAAAAAAAATACATCATGAAAATAAAGTTGGAATAATTAATGGTTTATGGGCTAATGGATTAGGATTAGGAGGTATCATTCCTATACAATGTAATTTTTTTCCATCAGATAAGTTTTTAAATTTAAAGCTAACTGGAATGCAAGGAGATGTTATGAAAGAAAGTATGAATGTTGCATTAACTTTAGCTTGGAATATAACGAATAAAGATAAACAGGATGAAATCATTAGTATATACAAAAATAATAATACAGGTATACATATACATTGTCCTGAAGGAGCTGTTCCAAAGGATGGGCCAAGTGCAGGAACCGCAATTACTATTTGTATTTATAGTTTATTGAATAATTTAAAAATTAAAAATAATATTGCAATTACAGGAGAAATTTCTTTAGATGGAACTATAACAGCGATAGGAGGATTAGATTTAAAAATACTGGGAGGAATCAAAGCAAATGTAAGTGAATTTTTATTTCCTGAAGAAAATAAAAAAGACTTTGATGAATTTATGGAAAAATATAAAGATAATCCCATAATAAATAATATTTCATTTTATCAAATAAAAAATATAAATAATGTATTTGATTTAGTATTTGAAAAATAGTTATAAAAATAATGAATATATAATAATAAAATAATTTATTATTATATGAGTGCTAGTTTAATTAATAGTTTATCATTTTTTTCACCAATTATTATTTCTACAAGTATTCTTATCTTTTCCATTTTTTCCATGTCAGTAGGAAAAGGTTTATTTTACTTATTTTGGTTACTTATTGTTACGTTTATTCGTATTGGAGTATTATGGATGATACCAGGATCAAACCCATATATGAAATATAATAATGAAGTTTGTGCTATTAGTGAATTTTTGCCTTATGATAACTCAACATATAGTATATTTGTATTATTATTTACATTTTTTTATTTATCAATGCCAATGTTTATTTCAGATAATATTAACTACATATTAATTACATTTTTTTGTATTTATATCGTATTTGACATTTTAGTCAAACTAGTAAATGGATGTATAATGTCTAAATTAGATATATTAGGTAATTTTATAGGAGGTGCAGGTTTAGGTGCTGCAATATCAGCCATGATATATAGTTCCCCAGTTAGAGATTATTTATTTATAAATGAAACTTCAAATAACAAACAAGTATGTTCAATGCCTTCTAAACAAACATTCAAATGTTCGGTATATAAGAATGGAGAACTTGTTAATTCAACTGTCGCGAGTCAATAGAATAAATAGTATTATTATACATCAAAATGACTCATATTTTGCATTAACCATTGTTTGAATCCAGCTAAAATACGAACTCTATAATAATTTTCTGCAATTAATTGCATATTACCATTAGTATTATAAGTAGAAGAAAATTTGTTAAATATCAAAATAAGATTATTTTGTTTATAAGTGTCAAGATTTTCATATCTAAAAGATGGATTATGTTTTCTTACATTAACAGAATTATGAAACATATATAATAGATTTTTTAGATCATTTTTTGATTTCAAATTGGCAGGATTTATTTTAGATAAAAATAATTTTGCATGATCTGCGCAATCTTTACATGGTAAATTTTGACAAATAGACACGATTTGTGAATATAATTGTTGACCAATAATTGGAAAATGATCTTCTTTTATTTTCTCAGCTAAAGTATGAAATAAATTCCAACAAGCAGGTCCCCAGATAGTTATATTCATTATAATAACTAAATATTTTTAAATATATATAAAGACTAATTACATTTATTTTATTATAATAATACTATGGTGAAGTATTCCGTTGAAAATAAAATAAATTTTTATGAAGAATTAGAAAAGTCATTGAATTCTAAAGAAATTATTGTAGATAATCAGAAATGCTTGATCACAAATGATATATTAACCGACAAATTTATAGAATTAAAATGTGGTCATTGTTTTAATTATTTACCTTTATGGAATGAAGTATATAATCAAAAATTTGCTCCATCTTTTCAAAAAGCATCTAATTTAAAAAATTCTATACAATGTCCCTATTGTAGACAAATACATAATTACTTATTACCTTATTACCCTGAATTTAATTTAAAACTAACATATGGAGTAACAAGCGATGATGTAAATTATACTATTATTTTGTACAATAATGAATGGGTTTATGCAAATACATTAAAATATTTTTATGGTAAATGTGAGTTTATAAATGAAAGTACAATAGAATGTGACAAAACAAATGTATTATATTATGAGAATCATAACAAAACATATTGTTGTAAACATTTAAATTTTATAAAATTGTTAGAAATAAAAGAGAAAAAACTAAAAGAAAAGGAAGAAATGAAACAACAGAAATTAAAAGAAAAGGAAGAATTAAAACAACAAAAACTAAAAGAAAAGGAAGAAATGAAACAAAATAATAAATTAAACAAATTTAATAAAAATATTTCACCAATAGAAAATATTGATATTGATATTAATTTAAATTTAAGTAAATGCAATTATATATTTAAAAAAGGAATCAATAAGAATACACAATGTAGATGTAAATTATTTAACAATAATTTTTGTAAAAAACATACTTCTACTTTAATTCCAAATTTGGCGATTCTTGAAAATGAAATATGAAATAATAAATTAATAGTAATAAATTAAAATAATAATATACAAAGTAATGATTTAAAATTAAAATAAATTATATTATTATTAATATGTCAGAATCTAATCAAATAATAGACACGAAAGAAGAATTAGTGAATAATGTAAAAGAATGGATAACTGTTGATAATGAGATAAATAAATTAAAAGCAGAAATAAAAGAAAAAACAAATAAAAAAAAAACATTATCTTGTCATTTATTAAATGTCATGAAATCTCATAATATAGATTGCTTTGATATAAATGGTGGAGCAATAATATATAATAAAACAAAAATAAAGAAACCAATAACATCCAAAATTTTATTGAAAACATTAGAAAATTATTTCAAAAATGATTCAACTTCTGCACAAGAACTAACAAAACATATTTTAGAAAATAGAGAAGAAACAATAAAAGAAACAATTAAACGAAAAATAGATAAATAATAAATAATTTAAAACTAACTTGTTTATTATATATATTAATATGGATAATTTATTAAATATTGATTTATTGAATTCAAAAATAGATGAATATGATTTAATACGAAAAGATAATAATATAAATTTGGTTTATTTTAATATTAATAGAGAAGCAGTTTATCCTTTTATGCAAATTTTACTTTTAAATAATTATATACCATTTCCTATCTTTGGAAATATAATGCAAAATTTTGTTTTTCCAAAAATATCTTACAATCCAAAATCAAATATTAATATTAATATTAATGAATTAATACTTTCTTTTTTGAAAGAAAATGTTGAATCTATAGGATTTACGGTGTCAAATGAAGAATTAAGTAATATATTTATAAAAGGATTTAATTTATTTAGTAGTGAAATATATATTTTTATTGATAT